CTGGTGCTCCTATATTTCTTTGTAAGGACAAAATTATGATAACAGTTGGTGTTGACACATATATCTCGCTCGCAAATGCTCAAGCATATGCCTCGGCAAACGGCCTTACACTTGGTGCAAACGATTCAGCAACAGAAAGTCTATTAAAGCAAGCCACTGTGGCACTAGATAGAATTTATGGAAACAGATATTTAGGTGAAAAGGATACAGCAAGCCAACCGCTTGCGTGGCCAAGATTGGTAGGCTCTGGCAGGCCCCATTTTGAAGGTGAGTCTCTGTATGTAACCTACGATAGCGATGGTAATCCACGAGATTTTAGTGGATTACAGCCCGAAACAGGCTACGCCCAAGTCGAGTTAGCAGCAATGGTTCAAGCCAGTGTTGACATTTATGCCCAGCCTGCTCCAGCGGTTTCAGCATTCACAAACAAAGTTGCAAGTTTAGAAGAATCCAAGACTCTTGCAAATGCTCGAGGATGGCAACAGAACCCGCTTTACAAAATTTCACTCATTCTTCGTCCTCTGTTAGAGAACAATTCAGGTAGTATTTCGATTACCAGAGGTGCTTAACATGAACATGAAGACTGATTTTCAATCCTTAGCAACAAGATTGATTACTTCGGTATTCGGTTCTATTGCACAGACAGTGACTATTAGGCGCCCGTTGTATAATAACTACGATGAAGAAAGCGGCGCCCTTATTACTGCACACGAGGACTATACTGTAACAGGTATTCTAGGTCCGTGGAGGGATGATAATCAAGCCGCAAGCGTCTCTGATGCTATCAGGACCGATGATCTTAGCCTCTTAATCCCCAAAGTTACATTGGAGATTAATCCCGAGGTGAATGTCGACACAGCACTAACAGCAGATGGAACCGAGTGGAGCATTATCTATTCCGAGACTGACGAAGCAGAAGCAACAATTCGTTTCAGACTTACAAAGGATGTTGAGCAATGAGAGAAGCGATAACCATTCAAATTCCAAGACCCAATTTTGGTAGTATGAGTGATAAAGAAAGAAAAGCAATGATTGCTTTAATCTCGACTCAAGTCGCAGAGCAGATAGTATTCCAAGAAGAAATGAGAAAGAAGAGCGAGGAGATCGCTTACTGGCAACAGAAGATGATTGAATGGCAGGTAGAAGATAAGATTAACGAGATGAAGCATGGCAATAAAGTCGACTAAAGAATTGAGTGCTACATTGCAAGCCTGGGCAGTTAAAGAAACTCGGGTGATGCAAGGTGATCTATTCGCTTCTATTAGAGACGAAACGCCAGTCGATACTGGCACAGCACGCGATGGCTGGACGAATAAAGATGTCGCCAAACTTGGTGATACAGGAAGTATAGAAAACTTAGTACCATATATCGGTTGGTTGGAGTTCGGAAGTGACGATACAGCACCAGTTGGTATGGTAAGAAGAAACATTAAGAGGGTGGTACGATAATGTTACAGCCAAATGAACAAATTAGAACATTCAGCGAAGAGCGTGAGGCGATCGAAACTCGCTTCGTTAATATGTTTGATACAAGCCAAGTACCAGTTCAATACGGCAATGTAACTGTACTAAAGAAAGGATCTCAATCGATCCCAACACCTTATAAGGGTGATGCATTCGTTAGGCTTAACCTTGCAGGTGGGTTTAGCGAACAGAGAGAAGTAACAAGATCTATTACAAATATAAACGGGCTTCTAAATATTACTGTTTTCACAGCACAAGATTTAGGCTCACAGAAAGCAAGAACAATTGTTGATGATATCTTCCCGATATTCAATGCAGTTGTTTTTAATGGTATCACGACAGGGCCAGCCACGGTTCGTGAACTCCCCCCCAATAATGGCTGGTACGCGATGAATATCTCAGTTCCATATGTGTGGTATCGCTGTATTCCAAATTGAGGTAAATACTTATAACAACAACCTGGAGATTTTAACCTATGTCATGCCAAAACTTTGCATCGACCTCCGAAGGCACCCTCGCATATGGCGTTCAGGTTGCTTGCGGAACCCCGGCCACAGCACTAAAGTCGCTGCGCTTCGTTAGTGAGTCACTGGGCCTTACAGCCACAACTTCACAGTCTGAAGAAATTGTTACAAACAGAAACGTAGCCGACTTGGTACGCACAACAACTTCGGTTGGTGGTGATATCAACGTTGAGTTTTCGTATGAAGTGTTTGATGACTTCTTCCAAGGACTTCTACAAGCATCTGCAGCACTTGACGGTGCGGGCGGTGTTATCAAGAACGGCGTTACTAAGAAATACTTTACTATCGAAAAGAACACACCGACAGCCACTCCTACAAACTATTTCACACAGTTTACAGACATGCAAGTTGGCGGAATGACAATGAATATCGCCCAGGGCGCTATCGTTGCAGGATCGTTTAGTTTACTTGGAAGCACTGAGCCAGTTAACGCAGGCACATCGCTTGATGGAAGTGGATACACAGCAGCACCTACATTCCCAGTATTCAACTCACTTGCTAACGTTTCGGCTGTTAGCGTCGATGCTACACCTGCTGGATTCGTTGAGTCTGTTAACTTCACTGTTACCAACAACCTACGTGAACAACGTGCTATTGGATATGTTGCACCAGCAGGCGTAGCATCAGGTCAGTTCGTTGTTACAGGAACTGTTTCGTTGTATTTCGCATCCAACGCACTATACACCAAGTTCCTTAACGACCAAGAGTTTAGCCTGTCAGTTACACTTGATGACCTTACAGACACAGTTAACGGTAACCAGTACACAATGACCTTCCCGAAATGTAAGTTCAACAACATCACAAAGAATATCACTGGTAACAACCAGGACGTTCTGTTACAAGGTGACTTCCAGGCATTGCTTGATGGCACCCTTGCTGCAACAATGTCTATGTCTAGCCTAGACGCAGCATAAAGATTAATCCTTAGTTGACTAGCCCGGCCAGTTAAAACTGTTCCGGGCTATTTTGTTTGGGAGGTAAATACAGTATCAACCAGGAGTTATAGTGACTAAAGTAAGCGATATTTTCAAGAAGTACGATCCAAAGAGCGAAGCAGTTTGGAAGGAGTACAAGGGTGCCGAGTTTCTTATTGCACCACAAGGTAACAAGTATCAACAGAAAGAAATGTTGAACGAGTTCACGTTGCAAGAGGCAAGTGATTTTGAGAACCAAGGCCCATTGGCATTCGGTGGTATGAAGGCAGGCGAGTCATTAAAGAAAGTCTATGGGCTATATGCCAAGACAATTATATTTGATTGGAAGTTAGAAAGTGATGATGACAAGCCAATTAAGTTTACACCAGCAAAGTGTTTAGAGTTTATGATGGAAGACCTGGAGTTCAGTAATTGGGTTTTGCTTGCAAGCCAGGAAGTTGCAAGAGAAAAGGATAAGGTAGAGGAAGAGATCGAAAAAAAGTAATTGACTATGTACTTTGGGAAGTTAAGATGGCTGAAGCCCAAAGTGCAAGATTTAGATCTGCTAACCCTAGCCCAGAGATTAATGCAGTGATACGTTTCTTTGTAACGGCATTTTTTACGCTAAGTACAGAGAGACAAATGGGAAGTAATGGTATAGGGATGATACCCTATAGCAAGATACTAGAGTACAGTGAGTGGGTGGGTTTTGAGGACACGACACGTTTTCTTAAGGTTCTCCAAATTGTTGATGCAGCCTATGTCGATGTATTTTACAAGAAGATGGAAGCATCAAGAAACGCAAAATAAGGGATAGAAGCCATGGCTAAAGAAGTGTTCCAGTTAGAAGTCCAAATACAAACCAATCCTGCATTGGCCGGGCTCCGTGGCCTTAACAAAGAACTTGATGCTACAAAGAAGAAAGTTGATGACATCGGTAAGGGCAACAAACTTGGTGGGATTCAGAAACAGGTAACTGGTGTAACCAGTGCGTTTAAAGGGCTGCAAGGCGTTATAACAAGCACCTTACTTGCCTTAGTTGGTGGAGCAGTAGTCAAGACCATTGCCGACTTCGAAACTCTGAATACTGTTTTAGGAACTGTTACTGGTAGTGCCAAAGGTGCAGCCGAAGGTATGAAACTAATTCAGGACGTTTCAAGGACAACACCCTTTACTATTGACCAGATTGGTAATACTTTCATTAAGTTAAAAGCCTCGGGTATTGACCCAACTCGTGAGAGTATGCAGTTATTCGCCGACGTTGCAAGTGTAACCACAGATAAGGTCGGGGCATTAAGAGCTATTACCGACCTTTACTCAAGAACTACAGCAGGTGGTTTAGGTCTAGAAGAACTTAACAGACTTGCCGACAGAGGTATTCCTGTATTTGATATTCTTGGTAAGAGACTGGGCGTAACCAGACTACAGTTATCTGAACTTGGAAAAACAACCGAAGGCGCTGCAATTGTATTGCGAAATTTAGAGGCTGGATTTAAGGCCAGCTTTGCTGGTAATGCTGCAAAACAGATGAACACCTTAAATGGTCAATTTGACATTTTTAAGAAGAATTTAGAAGGTCTTGCTATCAGTGCCGGTCAAGGTGGTTTGAACACCGGTCTTACAGACTTAGTAAAAGTGCTTAATGAGATTAGTGTAAGCCTTAAGCCAGTGGCAGCAGTGCTCGGTGGTGTGTTGGGTGGTGCATTAACAAGTGTTGCAAATGGTGTTAAATATCTAACAGAGAATTGGGCGCAGTTTCTTTCTGTTACTGGTGTAGTGCTCGGCGTGGTAGCGGCTGTTTCCACTGTACTAGCCGGGCCTTTAACTGCCGCAGCCGCTGGTGCCACAGTTGCAACTCGTGTCCTAATAAGTCAAGGTCCAAGCTTTGTTAATTTCTTTAAGATAATAGGGCTTAGTATAACACCTGTATTAGCAAAACTTGCTACTTTCCTTACAACTATCAAAGGAATAGGCCTTACTGCTCTTACAACTTTAGGTATCGCTGGGTCCATCAAGGGCAGTGAAAAATCAAAAACTGACCCGCGTGCAGAATTTAGAAAACAAGAGATTGCTGATGCAGAGCAGATTCGTGACGCAACCAACGACCAGTTAATAGCCGATAGAAAACTCACTGAAGATCTGATCACCGGTCGGGCAAAGATTTTAACCGTTATGCTCGATACCTTAAGGAAAGAGCAAGCGGTTATCGGCAAGACCAGCGAAGAAGTAGAAACACAGAATAAGCTTTTTGACGCCCAGGCTGCAATCAAATTGCGCTTGCTAAATGCAGGTAAGAGCGAAGCAGAAGCAGAAGCAGGAAGCCAGTTAAATGCCGCAGAGGCCAGCAAGATTCGAGCAGCCGTTTCATCTAAGTTTGCTGCAGAACGTCGTTTCCAGTTTCAAGAGTTTGTTAAGAACACCACATTTGAAATTGGCCTTATCGGTAAGTCGAACAACGAGATTGAGAAGCAAACTAAGCTTCGTGAATACTTAGTGGCCCAGGGTCGGTTGGAAGTAGCCACTGAAGAAGAAAAGTTAAAGATTCTTGAGCAGATCACTAAGTCACAAGAAGCACGCATCAATAACAGCCTAAACAAGAATTTAGAAGGCATCCAGAAAGAAATTGAATATCTCAAACTTAGCAATAAGGAGAGAGAAATTCGTATTGCTCTCGA